AAGTCTGCTCAAGGACGATCGGCAGCCGAGCCGCTGCGAGCGTTCCGCTTGTGATCTGCGAGGCTGCAATGGAGATCGCGTCGCTCCCGCCGCTGGCGTGCGTCGATGCGTGCGACGCGAGGACCGCAGACACGAGCCGCCACACGCGGCCGGTCCACGAGTACACGCGGCCGTTCTGCGTCGATTGCTGGCCTACGGTCGGCGATGGTGGGAACGAGAGTGGCATGATGTCAGGTGAGCGCGAGGATGAGGCCGAGCGGCTTGCCGGTACTGACGGTTACAGCGCCCGTTGACCCGTTGACGCTTTGGACCGGCGCGGCAGCCGCCGCCGCAGCGCTGAATCCCGTGATCTGCGATGTGGCGATGGTGATCGGATCGCTGCCCGCCGCGCCGTGCTGGCTGGCGTGCTGTCCGGCAGCAGAGTCGATGCCCGTTTCCGCGTAGACGCTGCCTGTCCACTGGTACACGCGACCCGTGTCAGACTCAACGTACAGCGTGGCGGCGTTGCCCGTCGCCGGAAACGAGTTGGCGGTCGCGTAGGTCGCGATCACGACCACGGCACCCGTCAATCCGTTGACGCTGGTGACGGCGGCCGAGATCGTGCCGCTGCTCACTGACAGGCCCGAGCCGACGATCACGCCGCCGAGCGAGGACGTTGTGGCGGCCGGCAGCGTGTAGGCCGACGAGGCCGAGATCACGCCGTTGGCGTCGATGCTGATGCCGCTGCCGATTTTCACGCCGCCTAGGACGGAGGCTGTGGCGGTCGGCAGGCTATAGGCGGCTGCGCCTCCACCGCCTGTGGCGCTTGCGACCGCGGCCAAATACGTAGCTTCGTCTAGCTCCTCCATCGCATCGCTTTCCAAGAGCGGCGCGATAGCATTTGCAATAGTGCTGTAGCCCGTTAATTCTGTGTCTACAGCCACCAAGACGCGGCGAAAAGAATCTCGCGGGGCTTGGAGAGCCGTCTGAAAAACTGTCTTGCCAGATTCGTTGGGGTACTTCAGGACACCGTTCAGGTGCTGGCGCAAATCTTCGTACGTTGATTCGGCTGTGATGAAATAGCGCTGCATCACAACCCCCACTTCCGCACGAGATACCGCGTCACTGCGCTGGCCTGCGCTGCGGTAAGAGCCGTTTCGTACACAACGATCTCGCCAATTGCACCTTTGTAAAACCCTTTTAGAGCGCCTTGGTTCCAGCCCGCCCCTATCCGCGAGTCGGCTGCGTATAGAGCATCCGCCGTCGTAGGCGATCCAGAGGTCACCGCGACGGCAGCCGCTCCATCTGAACTCAATGACAGCGACTGTGTGCTGCTGGTCGCCACATACAGCACAGTGCCATTATTGGCTGGAGCGTGGGCGACAAATGCGTGCCACGATCCCAGAGGCATTACGGGCAACGCTAAAGTGTCGTTCGTGCCGTCAAAATACAGCGCGCTCCGCCCGTTCAGGGTGCCCACTGAGGGCTGATTGTTTGTCGCCAACTGGACCGCATGCCGCGAGTAACCAGACCGGTCCCGCCACTGGCTTGGGCTATCTGCCCCGTCTAGCCACAAAGCCAGACCTGCGATAACACGCGGATCAAACGGCCTTGGCAGGATCAAAGCACTCTCCAACGCAAGGCCGCGGCGTGGTACACGAGCGTGGCGGATCCACCGTCTGCGTACAGAATGACATTGCCTCCGTACGCAGACCGAAACCGATTGGCCGCGCTGCTGCTAGGCGATTCGTGGGCCAACGTAATGTTGTTGGACGCCCCCGTGTTCACGATGGTGACGGCGTACCCGTCACCCGCAGGCGCCGCCAAACCCGTGATCGTGACATTGCCTGACGCGGAAGCGAAATACATATCCGCCACGCCGGGCGTCCAGTCATTCTGATTCACCGATAGTGACGGCGACACTACCACGGGAGCCGGATAGTCCGCCCCCGTCACCCTATGAGATGCGGCGTGCGTCACGGGAGTGCGGCTGTCGGACAGGCGAGTGTCGGATCCTAAGACAACTTGCACCGAAGAAGCATTTCCTGCAACCGGAACGCTGCGGCTGGCAGCCGTGCCGGCGTCGGTAATGCTAGACAGAACATGCGTGTGTGAAGCCGCCGCCGCGTTGATTGACGCTGGCGTAATTGCGTCTGCGGCACCAGCCGCGTGTGAAGCAGCGTGAGCCGTTGGAGTGCGGCTATTCGTCAGGCGCGCATCCGATGTCGCAACCGCTCCAATGGCGGCCGGCGTAATAGGGTCTGCTCCGCCAGACCCGTGAGAAGTTGCGTGACTTGCCGGCGGGCCTCCGCCCAGCGCAGCAATAGACCCTAGCGTGACTTTTGAGGTAAGGGTTCCGTCCGCACTGTCGGCGGGCACCACTGAATCAAACGTGGCGGAAGAGGCAGGCAGCGAAGAAATCGTTGTATCAGGCATTAGTACCTCGCCGTCAGGGCGTTTCCAGATTGCGTGACAATGGGCGATGCGGCTGGCGTCTTTAGCGAGTACACTACTCGCACGACGGGCGCCGGCCTCTTGCGAGGAGACAGTGTTTTGGCGTTCATCCCTTCACCGTGACGGAAAGTGGCAGCGAGGCGGCGCCGACGATTACGGGCGCCACGTAGGCAAACCCGTAGCAAGCATCCGGAAACGGAAAGGCCCCCGCCGTGACCGCCGTGGTTACGGCAGCACCATCTGCGTAAATTTGGACGGGAGTGTCCTCGGCACCGGAAGAGGCGTGCCACCGGATTTGAGTTACTCCCCCCGTTGATGGAATCACGACACCGCCGCCGGAGTACCTTCCAAATGGAACTCGTGGCGTAGTCGTGGCGGCTGAAGACGCGGCCGTAATCACCGCGCCCGTGAAGAACCTTTCAATCTGGCTCATGTGACCCTTCCCTTCGCTTTGTAGGCATGCTTCTCAATGATTCGCTCCCGCACTTCCCCGGCCTTGGCGCCCGGGTTCTTGCGGAGTTCCTTCCTGACCTCCTCGGCCACGATCTTGTCGTTGATCAGCTTCCGTTTCGGCGCGGCGGGACCGGGGTCATAGTTCACCGTGCCAGACACAGACAGTCGCCGTTTGTGGGCTACCCGCAGGATGTCATCATTGGAAGACACCCACGCTTCGGGATCCTGCCACCGGCGCTTGTCGGCCAAGCCGCCGCAGTAGTACTTGCCGGAAATGTTGATCCCGGCTTCCCTGGCTTCTTTGGCCATCCACTTGGCGGATTCGGCCGGCATCGCATCCAACTGCTGGTTGTTCATGCGGCCCTCCATAAACGCTCGGTCGGTGCCCTTGGTCCCGGGAGCGATCTGCAACGCGCACATTTCCGCGAACCGCTCTCCGTACTGAAGCGCGTTCTTGTAGACCTCCACGGCCTCACGGCCGCGGCTACTGATTTGCTGGGGGATTTGCATTGGGCTGGCCTTGCGGAGGCGGTCCTGGGGGCGGCGGCGGGATCATGTACCGAGACACATCGACTTGCATGGCCTTGCCCCAGTCCTCCAAGAGAGCATTGAAGAGTTCCGGCCTGCCGGCTTGGAGCAGCCCTTGGGAGATCGGGGCAAGGATCTGCATTGCGTTCGTGATGTTTTCGATGCGGGTGGCGATGTTGGGTTTTCTGGCGGAACCGGCCTCAACGCGGTACGAATACTCCCGCACGATATTGTCCGGCGATTCGTTCTGAACGTGCATGCCCCACGCCTGCGCCGCCATCGGGCCCAGAAGAGGCTCAACGTCCTGCGGATAAATTAGCCAGCGCGCACACAGAGCCTCCTTGCGGGCGACCTCCGAGAGAGCGTCTTCCAGAATATTTGCGTAATCGTCTGGCCTGACAGAGATTTGCTCTGCCTTCACTTGGGCTTCTGCGGCCGACCGGAACTGGTTCCTGGTCATGCCGTACACCAACTCTGTCAAACCCACCCGGCGATCAAAGAGCGCCGTGACCTCCGCGATAATGTTGTACATGTCCTGGGTGACCCCAGGCACTTGGAACACTGAGATGACATCGTTGACAGACCGGCCAACGGCCTCGGAAATTTCAACGATGTTAAAGCCCTTCTCGGACTTCTCCAGCAATTTGGACTTCAGGTCGGGATCTGCTGCCTTTGACACTCCGATGAGTGTCTGGGACGAGGTTGCCACGCGGGTCGCGAGGAAGCTCATCGCCCAGTTGATGAACCGCAGTTCTCCGATGCCGGGCCGAATCAAGGAGACGGGCCACGAGTACCCGGGCTTGCCATGCCACGCCAGCAGGGTAAAAGGCCAGCCGGCCGGTTCCGCCCAAAACGGAATGGGCCACTGGGCTGCCAAGAACATCTGTTGCGGAATGCCTGTTTCGTCCACCGGCTCTTGGAGCATGGTCGGCGGTATGTTCAGGGGGAACTCCACGCCCTCGGCCACCACGATGTAGCAGTTTGCCCCCAGTGAGTCGAACTTGCCACGCAAGTCCTTGTCGCCGTCTTTCAGCCGGTCTCCAAAGCCCGTCTTGGAGTAGATCTCCCAGTAGCAAATGATGTCGTTGGTCTGGCCGTTCTTGCGGCGCATTTCATACCCGCGCTCGCCTTCCTCAACGCGAGAGTCGTAGGACTCCAAATGACCCTTCAGGGCATCCCGCGTCAGGCCAAACTTGGCCGCCGCCTCATCTATCGGCTGCACCCGGCGGCGAGCGCACCAGCGGATGTCCTCAAACTCGTCGGCGTCCGGATCCCAGACCAAGTTGTCCACTGAGTCAAAGAACGAGCCGGCGAACTTCACCGCACTGCCGGGGGGCGAGAACAGTTCATGCCACCACACCCCGGCTCCCTTAATGAACGCCTCTTCCACCACCTTGCGGGAATGCTGCTTCAGGTTCAGTTCATTGGGCGTGTAGTTGAGGTACTCTTCCAGTAGCTGGGCCACGACCTTGCGGCGTTCCCCCATGAACTGCTGCTGTTGCACTCCCTGCTGGTACGCCATCATTCCCGGATCCGGCATCATCACCGGCTGTCCGTCAGGCCCGATGACCGGACCGTCAGGCCCCATCTGCGGAACCGGCGGCTGTGGCATGATGCCCAGCAGAGGAGCCGGCACGATTGGATACGCCTTCGGCGTTACGGCGCGGGTGGGGTTGCGGTGATGGATAACCGACGAGAACAGCCGGACGGCCTCCCAGACGCGGTTGACGCAGATGCGCACCGCGGGGAGGTCAATGCCCTTGGCATACGTGCGAGCCTGTTCAGGGCCCCACATGGCCTCCGGGTCGGAGGCGTAGAACCCCAGCGCCTCCTTGGCGTCATCCGTGAAAGGCTTCTTGTGCTTCTTGGCTAACTCAATTTTCTTGAGCCAAGTGGCAACAATCGGCCGCAGCGGGTTCTCTTCCATCTAGGGCTCCCTATTTCTTATTGCCCCGCTCATCCAGTTTCCGCTCCAGCAGGGACACCCTCTCGGACAGCATGGCTAACTGGCCGGCGGGGCGATGCTCCCAAAATCCGTAGCTCTTCCACGCCGGGAACTCCGCTACACCCGGGTCCGTGACATGATGCACGGAGGGCTTTTCGGCACCGCCGTACCCGGGGCAGATAGCCCAAAGTGTCAGCGTCCGCGAGGACACCTGGGACACCAGGGCCGGGACTGGCGTGGCCCCTTCATGCACGAAGTACAGCACCCAATCGCCCAGTTCCGCCTTCGGCATTTCGTAACCGCTCACTTGTAGACTCCTTTGGGAGAGAGATAGAGAACACCTTCATTTTCCTGCTTTTGCCGACGCCGCTTGTCGGCCAGATATTTCACCCACCACGGATCCGTCCCGCGCACCTTCGGCGGCGTGTGGTACTTTGGCTCATACGCACACAGGTACTCCAAGGCTTGGCAGGCATGCACCTCGCCGCGGGTTTGCGGCTCGTCGGTCACGTACACGCGGCCGTCAATCTTGCTCGTCTTCTTGCGGTATCGTTTCAATTCCCGCAGCAGATTGGGGCACGCGCCGTCCAGCACCTTTAGCCGCGTTGTTCCGTCCCCGCGTATATGAAGCATCTGTCGCACCATCGCGGTCCGTGCCGCAATATCGTCCGACCCCGGCGTGAAACCGTACCCTGACAACTGCGACCGAAATGACCGCTTTCGCAACTCTTCCGAGTACAACTCGTGCGGCAATCGGCCGGAGCCCAAGTCACGCAACATGCCGCCGTGCATATCCATGATGAACGTGTAGAAATGTTGGTTCTGGGCCTTGCCGAAAAACTTTTCCCCAAAGATCAGCGCATTGCACTGCCGGACGTACAGTTCGTCGTAGATCAACAGAAACTTTTCGTCCGGCGGCACAGCCCCAAACAGGCACGCCATGACGGCATGCCCGGGATCGATGGACACATACCGCGTCCACTCTGGGGGCACCTGACCGTCCGGCAAGTCCGTGCGTGGAACGACATGGACTGACGTATTGAACGTCGGGTACATGAGCGTGGATTCAGTGGTGAACTCGCCCTCCGACCGCATGCGGAGTTCGTCCATCCCCAACGACGCCCACCGCTCAATGTTTTTGCGTTTTTCGGACTCATCGATGTGAGGGTTGTCCAAGAACCGCAACGTAAACTTGCGGATGATTGAGTCCTCGTCATCCGCCGATTTGTCCGCCCGCTCGCACAGCCCCAAGAGAGCGTCGTTCTGCGACCACGGCATGGCCGACCAGACGAAACGCCCCTTGCGGTCCGCAAGGCGGGCCTGCATTTCGCCTACCCACTGTTCGTTGTTGATGTCCTCGTCAATGTGGACCAGATCCGCCTGGAAGCCCTGCGGCGGCTGTCCCTCAGATGAGAAACAGAAGATGGTCCACCCGTTCGCCAGTTGCACCTTGTTGAGGTAGCCGGCGTTCTTCTGCACCCATGCCATGTCCGTGATCAACCGCGGGGGAATCAGCGGCGGCGCGGGCTTGGCCAAGGCGGGATCGTCCTTGCCGGGAATGAACGCCCGCCACGCATCCCCCTCGCGGATCATTTTGAATGCCCCAGCCTTAAACAGGATGGGGTACACCACCATGCCAATGTGCTGCCAGTTCTTGCCAATGATCACCAGCACCCCGTCCTTCTCGGGGTACTTGCCGTATGGATCCTGCCCCGTGGCGGCGCGGGCGTCTTCGATGAACGTACACATGCTTTTGCCGCTGCGGTTGCCGCCAATCACGATTCGCTCGCTGGCTGCGCAACTGTGAAACTCGTCCTGCTTGGGCATCGGCTTGTACAGCCGCAGGGCCTCAATGCGGCGTTCCGCCAGTTCGACCTGGACCTCTCGCATGGAGTCCAGGGCATGCTTCGTCAGGCCCGCCAACGGAGCCTGCGGCATTGGCGGCGGGTCAACGGGCGGGTGGCGTCTCATTCAGTTCCTGTAGCACCCTCTCCACCGCCCTGACTATCGACAGGTCCGCTGGCCGCACCGTCCCCGCCGAGTACGGGAGACAGTAACGATGCAATTGGCGAAGGGTGCTGATCGCCTCCGGCAGTTCCATCGGAGGGCTTGCAGGCGATGGCGTTGATGACGGTTGCGGCTTCAATGACACGTTTGTTTAACTCCTGCTCTAGTTCGTCCTCCGACCACAGCGTCAACGGCTTCTTGGCGCCGCCCATGGCCGTGTTGTTGGTGGTCAGTCGCATGATGGTCTCCAGCATCTTCGTGCGAAAGGCTCCTCCCGGAGGCGCGTCGAAGTACTGCTTCAGCCAGATGTTCGCAAACCCCGCCGTACCGCCGAAGTAGGAGTACAACACCTCCATCAGTTCCGCGGAGTGCGGGACGTTGGAGCCGCCCAGGCGGGCTGCCGCCAAGAATGTGCGAACCGCCCCCTTCTCTATCTGACGTAGACGCGAGTCCGCGGTTGACTTGCGCTTCTTCTTCGCAATGCTGTTGCGGCAGTTGCGGCACTTGGTGTGGAACCCATCGCGGAACTTGTGCCAGTACTCTGCCGTCAGTGGGTATTTCTGCCCGCACGAGGCGCAACGCCGTTCGTCAGACACTGACCCGGAACTTCGGTTTGATGTCCATGAGCTTCACTCCCTCGTCGTGCCCGGCCTGCCAGCAAGATTTCAGTTTGCCGGAGATGTCCTTGGCTTGGATGAACTGTGGTCGGCCGACGCACTTCGGCTTCCAGTGGCCCGCCCAAGCATCCCAATTGCAAAACAGCGGATTGTATCCCAGCTTTTGCGTACCAACCAGCGAAAGATCACGGGTCTGTGTAACATCCTCAGTCGATGCCTTCTCTGCTTGGTACTTGTCGGACCACTCATAATAGAACCACGGCTTGTCTTCTTCGGTCTTAGGCTCCGTGAGTTCAAACGCCCTCATGTCGTACATGATCAGGCCCGTGGGCAAGGCGGCACATTCTTGGATGCCCGCCATCTTCACGGCTTGGGACCGCTCGTACATCTTCAGTTGAAAGTCCGGGTTGGCGTTGTTGCTCTGCATGTCACGCCATTCAAAGACGTACACGCACTCGTGCGGCGGCGGGCCGCAGTACGGGGCGCCGATAACCACCGGCCCCCTGTCGTAATGGTCGTACAGGAATGAGAAAGACGAAGGGAAGAACGGCTTGCCGCCGGGCTCGCTATCGGGCTTCATGTCAGAGTCGATCATCACCAAAACATCCACGCCATACTCGCGAGCCTGGAGGACGGCTCGGTTGCGGGTCATGGTGATCGGCGTGTCCGCAAGGTTCCAAATGCGGATGTTCTCAATCCGCGAATCCCGGGAAGCCTCAGAGACCAGAGGCACCATCCATTCTCGGATGTCGGGGACTTCAGAAGAGATCCCGCCGTTGCCGCCGTAGGAGAATGTGACCAGACCGACGTTCAGTTTTCGCTGTTGCATAGATCACCTCGGGGGAGAGTGATAGTACCCGATTACTGTACGGATGTCAACGTCTGCCAGTCATCAGCCGGGCCATGTTGTCGTAGTGCGCCCTGCCTTCTGGGGTGGCGTAGTGGTTCTGCATTTCGCGCAGCTTGTAGTCTGCGTAGCCATCGGCAGTGCGCGGCTTGTACTGCACGTTCGACCCACGGGGCACGCCGGGGAGCCGGATATTGCCCCGCGTGGGCTTCCACTCCCAGCCGGCGGGGCGCCCAAACCGATCTCGCTTCTGCACTTGCTGCATGGTAACGGCATCAAATTCCGCAAAGGACCGGTCGGCCTCACGGTTCCTGCGGTCTGCCTCGGCCTTGGCCCTGGCCCGCGCGGACGCTTCTTGCATCTTGCGGTAGCGCTCGTCCTCGGTCTTCATCTGAGCGTCGTACTTTTCCCAAGGAGTTTGCGCCTTGGGCTGAGATGGGTACGGCTCGCCTTGTGGGCGGGTCTGGATGGGCTGGGCTTGGCCGGGCTGCGTCCATTCGCCCTTGGGTTCGGGTTTATTTGGCGCTATGAGGATGGGGAATTGGCCGGGGCCTGGTGGGGAATACGATCCTCCGCTAGGGCCACCCCACGTTCCGTACTGGTCTTGGCGAGAGTCGCGGCCAATGATTGGGCCTTCCGGCCGACCTGCTGGGCCGTATCCGCCACCGTACCGGACGTTCCCCTGCTGATCACGGTAGTAATATTCTCCGTCCATGATGCCGGTGTCTCTTTGCGCACGTTCGTAGTCGGCCCACTGCGTTTCCGTCCATGTCGCCGGATTAGTGCGAGTAAGCTCCTGAATGAAACGGCTGGCGTTTTCGTACTGCGGGCGCATGTCTCTGACTCGCCCGTCATCACGCGGCGCTACCGGAGTGTACCGCCCACTAGGAGATGCCGGTGGCGTGTACCTTGGGTCAATGGTAAGGTCGTTAGGCATGGGCGTCGGCGCGGGCGGGCGCACGGCTTGGGCCTGCGGATTATTGGCCAGCCATCGACTGTACCGCCGCCCGCCGTCGCGCAAAGGGGGCGGCTCTGGAGCGCCGGGGGCGACCATCGCATCCTCTGCCTGCTGACGCTGCCGCTGCTGCGTCATGGCGGATTCCCATGCGTCTCGCTGCGGGGTTCCCATTGGCCCCAAGTACACATCCAGTTCCTCTCCACCAAATGTCGGAGCGTTTGCTGCCGGCGGGTAAGCATTGCCGGCATCCGGCATCGGGCCAGCGCCGCCGCGAGGATACATGGACGGCGGAGCGTATTGGGCTAACCGCTGGGCAGCGTCCTGCTCCTCAAAGTACCGCTGAAAAGGATTGTAGAACCCGTTGTCCACGGCCTTGTTGGCGTTCTGCAACAAGGTGTTCATGTCAAACTGGGGGGGCCCCACGTTTTGATTGAGCGAGTTCGCGAAGACGTACGGGAGATTAGCCTGCTGGAGTTGCAGGACCATGGCGTCCCTCTGTGCGTTGCGCTGCTGCATCGACACGGGGTTGCCTTGGAGATCAAAGTACTCCGCCGAAAAGCCGCCTTGCGGGGCGTACGGGTTGGTGTACTGCGGATAGCCTTGCGCGGTGGCCGGGGGCTGCATGCCATACGGAGAGCCTTGGGCCTGCGGCTGCCTCGGTTGCGCTTGGCCGGGCGCGTAAGCTGAGAAGTCGCCGCCCACCTTTGCGGGTGCCGTGGAGGTTGCCCAGTTCCCCTGCCCCCACTGCTGGTCATTCCTCTGCGTGTTGGCGGAAGATGTCGGCTTAAAGGTCTTGCTGGTCTGCGGGGCGAATGGCTGACCGCCACCGAAGCCCGTTGTCCAACTCTTGCCGTCCGGCATCATCAGGCTCATTCGTCACCCTTCTTCGTTGAGAGGGCATCCATACCCATACCCGTGCCTTGGAGCATGCGCAGTTTGACGATGTCCACAGACTCCGGCTTGCGGATCTCTGCAATCAACTGCCGAATGAAATCTAGGTTGGGGATTGCTGGGTCCATAAGGAAAACGCCGCTGGCCAGTTTCCCAGCCAGCGGCGCCCCCGATTGCCCTGTGATGGGCAGTTCCTAGTAGCGGGTCTTGACGATGGCCAGGACACTGGAGCCTGTGGTCGCACCCGCGCTGCACGCACGGCCGAGAACCCCCAGCGAGTTATCACCCGCACCCGTGGTCGCGGCAGCCACGCCACTCTTCGTCACCCGGCCAGCGGTCGTGGCGCCCGAGGTGGCGGCGGTGATCGCAGCCAGCCGGTCGCCAACCGCAACGTCCGAGCCACTGAGGGCCACGGCCATTTCGGTCGGACCCTCCACGGTGACCCAGTACACATCGTTCGCGGCCACGCCGGCCGCCGGAAGGTACTCGTCCACCACGCCCACTCGCTCTTCGTTCGTTACGGCCGAGTAGCCCTTGGTCTCGGTGAAGCCCGCGAGCCCGCCGGCCGCCACATCGAACGTCACGACACGCTTCGGCAGCAGGGCGCCGCCGGAGGTGTTGCGCACCGCCACGCAGGTCTTGACCCGGTTGCTCCGGATCACGCCCGTGATCGGATTCACATCCGGGAACTGCTTCACGACACCCACCCAGCCCTTGCCGTCAGCAGCAGAACTGACCCCCAGGGTCTGTCCGAGAGCGAACGGCGGATCAATCATAAGACTCATTGCTCTGCACCTCTTTCTGCGAGTTAGGCGATGGCGGCCAGTTTGAAGAAGTTACGCGGGCTCTTGAACTTCAGGTTGCCCAACGTAGACACAACGTAGCGGTACTGCTGGGTGATTTCGTCGTAGAAGGGGCCCTCGCTCGTGAGGAGCTGCCCTTCCATGCACAGCAATTCCATGTTGCCGATGGCGAGGCCGTAGCCCGTGTCGGCAGGCACGGAATTTTCGCTGGACACCTCAACACCGTCGAACTCAAACACATCGGTGAAGCCATAGCTGCGGAGGCCGTTGGTGCGACCAACCACAACCCGCTCCTTGGCGTCCAGCTTGTTGAGGAAGTCGATGTACCACCGCCGGTTCAGCAGGCACATGTCGATCTGGTCCTGCTTCGTGTCGTTGCGGCGAGTCTGGTGAAGCGCCTCGCGGAGAGCCTTGTCGGCGTTCGCCGCCCAGCCGCCCGCGCCGAAGTACGACGAACTCACGTTGCAGATGACCGGAGAGTAGAAGTCAAACTCCGGATCGGCCTCGCCGTTCGGCCACACGCCGGACTTCTGCGAGCCGCCGTACGCCCCCAGCACAGTCGAAATGCCGGCGTACGTGTCGGACGGATACGCAAACGGATCAGCCGGGTTGGCCGCACGCTGGGCGCCGGTGGACACGTTGATCGTGCCGTTGTAGCCCAGAAACGATTCCATGCCGTGGAAGCGCAGCTCGTTGCCGGCGCTCGCGCCGTCGATCACCCACTCCTTGGCAAGGTACTGCTCCATGCTCGTCAGGAGACGCGAGGCCATCTTGCCGGCCACGTTGACCAGCGCCTGGGCGCTGCGGTTCTCCAGCATTTCCTTCTTGTAGATCGCGTCGGTCACCTGCGCGCCGCGATACTCCAGTTCCGCGTTCTTCCAGAGGTTCTGGCGAGCGAACGAGCGGGGCGTCTCGCCGTTGTTTCCGGACGGAGTGTGGTTGCGGTACTGGATCTCCCAGTCGAAGCCGCGCCCACTCATGTTGGTGCGGATATTGCCGCTGCCTTCCAGCGCAGCAAACACCTTGTACTTCCGCAACGAGGCGACCTCTTCCTCCCGAAGGTGGTTGACAATCGTCGTTGCGATGGAACGTGCCCAATCGGTCGAACTGGCCATCAGATTACTCCGTCACTTACGAGTTGGCTTTTCAGCCGCTCTTCAAAGCTCATCCGCGGACGCGGTGCCCGCGGCTCTGTGGTTCCTGCGCTCCGGTTAGGCGCACGCACGGCGCGCTCCCGGAGGAACTGCATGTTCTGTTGTGCCACCGGGTCGGCCTGGGGGGCAGGCTGCGGAGCCGGCGGCGCGGCGGAAAACTGCTGCTGCATCTGCTGGTAGCGCAGGTCCAAGAGATCCCGCTGGAGCATGCCGGTGGCGTACTGCCAACGGGCCTTGGGATCCTGGATGCCGATCTGCTGGGCCTGCTGGATGTAGCCCTGGATGGCCTGACCTTCACGGCTGACCGATCCGTCCTGGTTGTACAGCCAGTCGGAGTTCTGCCGTTCCAGATCTTGGACGTAGTTCTGCGACTGATACTGGTTGAGATGCTGCTGGACCAGTTCTTGGGCCTTTTGCATCGCAACCTGTTCCACGAACGGCTTCAGCGTGTTCTCGGGATCCGTGACCAGCTTGCGCGCGAAGTTCGCGGTGTAGTCCTGGTACTTGCGGAGAGCCTGCTGGGCCTCAAACGGGGCGCTGGGGTCGATGACCTCCTTGCCCGTCTGGGGATCGCGGATGATGTACGACTTGTAGGTGTCTTCAATCGACGGGGGGTTCCACCACTTCGGCTGCTCGGGAGCCTTGGGGCGGCTGGCCTCCTGCTGGGCGGCGAGCCACTGCTGATACTTCTCGCGGTTCTGGACGTAGTCCGTGGTGTGCGGGATCAGCGACTGAAACTGCTGAAGCTGACGCTGCGTCTCACCGTAACCGTTGAACGCCCGGTACAGGTTCTGGGCGATGGTGAGATCGTCCTGGCCCTGGAACTCGGGGAGGTGGCGGAACGCCTCATAGGGCGAAGAGAAGCCGGCATCGCCCTGCGGCGCCGACTGGGGCGCAGACTGCGGAGCGGTATCAACGGGAGCCGAAACGGGGGCTTCGACTGGCGCTTCGTTCTGGATTACTTCGTCTGACATATGTCACCTTCGGGGGGAGGGGTTGTCCTCTAGGTGAACTAATGTCTATGTAAGCCCAAAATGAAAACCGATTTTGGGGCAATTCACTCAGTCAGACCGCGCAGCACTTGGCGAAAAGCGTCCACGCTGTAGGAATTACCCATCATTTTGTACCGCTGCGTGTTAGAGACTCCTTCTGTGTGGCCGCGCGGGAATCCGAAAAGGCCCTCAACCTCCTCGGGCGTCATCATGCGGAACGATCCGTCATCCAGCCGCACGACGTTAAACGGCATTCCCTTACTAAGGCCCGCCGTCAGCGTTCGGACTTTCGGGTCGTTGATGTCTTTGCCGTGCCGTTGCCACGGTGTTTTCCCATCGGCATGGACGCGGTACATGTACTCAGCCGCGTCCGGCTTGTAGTACCTGTCTGGAACTGTGGCATCCAAGGCGGCACGGAACAGCATGTCCGACCGGCCGTGCGGAAGCTGCGGGATGTTCGTCCAGTAGGCGCGCTCGCGCTTCATCGGGCCAAAATCGGCGGCGTTGTACACCACGGGATCAACGCCAATCATGTTGGAGATACGCTCCAAGTCGGCGTTGCGCTTGGGGACGACATTTTCAAACACCCAGTATTTTGGATTGAACTCATCCCGCAGGCGCAGCATTTGCTCCAAGCCAGGCCCTGATCGATCCCCCTGCAAGCCCTTACCAGTGGGATTAGCCCTGCTGAGTTCTTGGCAAGGAAATCCGCCGCACATTAGATCAACGGAGGAATTGCCGGAGTTGCGAAGGCTGCGCACATCTCCGTACTGTTCTATGCCCGGGAACCGCGATCTCAGCACCTGTTGGGCGGCTGGATCGATCTCTGCCGATATGTGTCGGCCTACAGGAACGCCCATTGACTCCAAGGCGACCCGTGCGCCACCTGCGCCATCAAATGGAGACAAGAGCGTGATGCCGCCCTGCCTCAGCTTGCGAATAACATCGCCGGCAGCGTCGGCGTAACGAAAGGGCTGGGCCAAGACACCTCCTGTGAACGTCCGTCCACAGGATTAATGTCCCACTAGGTCGCTTCGACCTCCGCCTCAGTCTCAATCCACACCCGGGCGCCACATGAGAGCGGGCTGTCCGGTTCGTATCGCACCACGCAGGGACCGTTGATCTTCACGGAGCGGGCGTACTGGTTGGACTTGTACGTCTTTACCGTGAGGACGGGGTCTCGTTCCCCGGTCTTCTGGTTCTTTTTGATTACGTGCTGGTTAACGTGGATGATGTGCTTCATGTGTACCAGTGTACATTATTCGTCACTCAATAGCCCATAGGCTATGCCCCCACCCATGACGCCACCTGCGCCCATCAGTCCTCCGACGATCTCGGGGTTCTCTTGGAGTGCCTTACGAAGAACGACTTGCGGGGATTCTGCGGCGAGGCGGGCGATGAGGTCGTCGTTCAGTGGGAGTTTGAATACGGCTGGGAGTTGGTCGTAGACCTCGGGGTTCTGTCGGCCGCCCTCCAGGATCGCTCGGGCATTGGCCAGTCGGCGTTCCTGGCGGGCGGCTGATGCGTCATGGGGGTAGGGGCGAGGAGGATCATTCGGGACGCGAACTCCGTATCGCTTCACTCCGCCGCGCGGCGGGACGGAGACGTAATCGGCAATGCCCTTGCCGGCCGCAGCCGGGATGTCGCCATAGATGTTGGGGACTGCCGTCCGGTGCCCGCGTTGGCGGGTTTCGTAGCGATAGCCCTTCCCGTAACGCTCGGCTTCTGAGCGGGCCCATTCACTGGGAAGTGGGGTGGTGTCTACATCTGCACCACGTCGGGCCATCATCATGGCTTCCATGGCAGACTCAGGGGCTGCACGGGGAAGGCCGGAGAGGATGTCGTCGGCTACCCATGGAACGAGACCAGAGACATCTACGACGTAGCGAGTTGGGTTGGGCATTAGCGCACCGGGAGGGCAAGGCGTGGAGCGGGAGGCGAGTTACGGAGACGGCGGATGACGTTACCAGCGTCATCGACAAGATGCGTTGCAGCGCCTCGGCCGTAGCGAGCGCGGTCCATAAGGCGGATGGCCGGGACAGCAGCCACCTCCAAGCCGGGCATCATGTAATCGACAGCTAGCGCCGCTATTGGATTGGAGGCGTACATGCGTTCGTAGGCTGGGTTCACCGGGTAGCCCAAGTCCGGCATGGCCGCAGCGGGAGCAGCCATGAGCAATCTGGCGGCACGATCCGACAGCGACTTGTCTCCTGACAACGCTTCCGACGCATGCATGATCGCTTGCTCCGGAATGATCATGGCCTGATGGAAGACGTTCCGAGACTCAGGCTGGGATTCACCGTAGGCTGACAGTTCCGAAAGGCCCTTCACGGCCATTGGCAAAGCGGATCGTCCGGTCGCACCGTAGTGGTCTGCGATGTTCGCCCCAAAACGCATGGCGACATCTTGGTCTACCGGGCCGGCACGCCGCATGTCCCGCTCTGCGTATCGCTTGCCCTCCGCGATCAGCTTCAGCCGCCGCAAGTCTTGGGCCCGCATCAGCGACTCCGCGTCTAGGCCAGCCTGCACCGCGTCTTCGTACCGCTCCTTGTTGACGCGAGCGTCTTCGGGATTCAGCGGGACGCGAGATGAGAACCAGTCAGGCATTAGCAGTTCCACGCCCGCAAGGACTTATTGATCCGAGAGTCGGGGTCGTTGGCCGTCTCTGCGCTGGTGAGCTTCTCCTTCATGCCCTTCATCCTGGCACAGAAGGAATCCCGCCTGGATCCGCCTTCCGGCTGGGGGGCCTTCAGGTTCGCACCATGCTCGCGGTTGTATGCCGCCCTGCCCCGTGCATTGAGACCGCCATCGGGGTCTTGCCCTTCCTTGCGAGTCCAGAGCCCAGCCCGCAGCTTCCGGATCTTGTCACCCTCGCTGTCCACTCAACTTCCTCCACTGCTTGGGATCTGGGTAGTCCTTGTCACCCGGCTTGGCGGGCGGTTCGCCGCGTTCACGCTTGGCGTGGACGTTGGCCCATAGCCCCTTGCGGAGTTTGCGGATCTTGTCGCCTTCAGACTCCATCGTCCCAGTCGTCGTCAAAGAGGAAGTCGAACATCAGTCGATCTTGTACTTTGGGGCTTTGCGCATGTAAGGGGTGTCGGCAGCCGGCGCCTCGCTGCGCATGTTTTGGTTCTTGCGAGGCGGGCTGATGTACTTCAGCGTCTGTAGCTCGGGGGAGGACGTTCTATTGCCTTCCCACTGCCGGCGCTCATGCTCTTCGCGGCGACGGCGCTCCTCGTCCCATGCGCGGCTTTCCTCGTCACGAAACCTGCGCGCATAATCATCCTTGGCGCGCAGATCGTCTGCCCACGGATTTGGGCCAAGGCGGCGGATGAGTTCGTCTAATTTTTCAGGGTCCATGTTTTCCTCTTAGTAAATCGCCCCGCCACGGAAGACGGCCCGGGGCTGGGGTCCGGAGGGCTCGCGGGCTTGGTTCAGACGAGCCAAGAGGGCGTCCAGTTCCATCCGCTTCAGTTCCTTCTCATGCTCCATGCGGCGCATCTCACGGATTTGGGCGACACGAGAGTCGTGTTCGTCCTGCCATGCCCCGGTCGCCTGCTGGGCCATGTTGTTCAGCAACTGGCCTTGGTACTGGTGCATGTTCTGCGTGTACTGAGGAACGGACATCGTGTTGGCACCTGTGGCAAATGGGCTGGACCGGCGGGCGGCCTGTTGGGCCAGGGCGCGTTCCTGAATCTGCCGCTGCCGGGCGGCCATGTCTTGCGCTTGGGCTTGCGGGCTGTTGGTCTGGGAGAGGTTGGCCCCGCCGCGGCGGCGCATCTCCTCCATGAGATCGAAGCCCTGGGCCTCCGCGAGATCCGCTTCACCGAAAAGGTCCATGTGATTCTCCTAAGAGATCACTGTCCCTTGTTGCGAGCGTTTGAAATGGCTCGCCGGATCAGGAGCTTCCCAACCGCCCGCAGGAACGGCAGATTCCTCTTGTTCGCCTCTTCTTGGAGCCAGTCGCAAATGGTTTCAATGTTCTGCTCGCACCAGCCCGGCTGATTGGACTCCATCTCGTCCATGTAGCGTGCCCGCTTAGAGCATTGGCAGTCCGGGGTGGAGCGAATACCAAACCTTGCGAGCAAAGCCTTGAGTTCCTCGCCAGGGCCCATGGAAGCCTGCTGGGCCTGCACCCCGCCGCGCTCTTTGGGGTAAGCCGCATGGGAGGTGTCGATGACCCACTGGTCGCCGTCCTGCTCCACCACGCAGGGCATCACCTCTTCCAGCGAATAGCCCCGGGCGCGGCAATGGGCCACGAGGTGGGAGTAGTGCGTTTTGACTAGGGCAGGGGATTGCATGTGACCGTCCAGTTTATGGTGACACTCCCGCCAGCACCGTTGTCTCGGCCGCCAACGTACGTCGCCTCACCTTGGGCAACTGTGGTGATGTACGTGTACTGATGCGATCCATTGACGCGGGTATCGCCGCACGGACCGGGGTTTCCCCACGGATACGGATGCTGCCCATCTTCGTAGATGGAGCCGTTGATGATGACATCGTCATTGGCCATGCCCGTGATCCGCAGGGTGGCTGTGCAGCAGCAGTCGTTCACGATCATTACCGTCCCAAGGAAGCCGCTGATTGTCTGACATGGAGCAAGCGACAGCGTGGACGAGCCGGAGGCCGGTCCGTAACACGGGACGGTGGCCGTGCAAGATCCGTTGACGCAGTACTGGCCCGGGGGGCAGCAAGTGCCGTTGCACCAGCAAGGGCCCCGCGTGCATGTCTGGCAGGGGTTTTGCGAACAGCAGCAATCACACGGCATAACGGTGATTGCCCGCGGGAACGCACGCTGGGCGTTTTAATGGGCTGTCGGCGTGTGGCACGCAAGAAACACAGCCGCCAAACGTGTGGTAGACGGGAAACATCACAGTTTTGAAAAAGTCAGGAGGGGGATTGACATGATTCCGCTGCCGTCCTGGGGGGGCATGGGGGAGGGGTTTGCCCGCGATTCATCCGGTTTGCCACGCCCCGTAAACCCTTGCCCCGCAACAGGTTATGCATTCCATCCGCCACGCTGCCCGAAACAGGGCGATTTCTAAAGGGGTTTAAATAATTCCGTTTCCGCCCATGGGCTGGCCGGATGCATCGCCCACTATTCC